AGAGTTATTCCTAACGGTACTGGTGCATTAGAGGTAAAAGGTGCTGGTGGTGATGATGCGATATTGCAGTTAAACTGTTCTGCACAAAGTCATGGTGTAAAGTTAAAATCCCCTGCTCATAGTAATGGTCAAAGCTATACAATGATTTTGCCAGATAATAATATTGCAGCAGATAAGTATTTAAAAGTAAAGAGCATTGAAAGTGGTAGTGGAACTTCAGCAGTAGGACAGTTGGAGTTTGCAGATGTAGCTGCTGGAATAACCGTACAAGAAGAGGGTAGTGCATTGTCAACGGCTGCAACCACATTAAATTTTGTTGGTTCTTCTGTAACTGCATCTGGCACTGGTGCTACAAAAACCATTACAATCTCTGGTGGTGGTTTAAGTTCTGATGCACAGTACAACACTGTAGGTGGTACTAATGCTGGTACTAATCTAACTTCTTCGGCTAATAGTAACACCGTCATTGGATATGACGCTGGTGCTGTCGGAACAGGCTACGATCGTAATGTTTTGATAGGTTTTAACGCTGGTAAAGAGTTTCTCTCCAATAATAATGTTGCTATTGGTGCTCAAGCTTTAGAAGTTGCTACATCATATAACAACACAGCAGTTGGCTATGCTGCGGGTTTGACACTCACTTCAGGAACCAATAATCTTTTGTTAGGAACCATGACAGGAACTACTAGTTCACCATCAGGGAATATTACATCTGGTCATAATAATGTAGTTTTAGGTAACAACAACATAACTAATTTATATTGTGCAGATACTTCAATATCTTCGTCAGATTCAAGAGATAAAACAGATGTCACCAGTTTTACTATTGGTTTAAACTGGATCGAAGCTTTAAGACCAGTAACCTACAGATGGGATAGAAGAACATGGTATGGAACAGAAGAAGAGCCTTACGGTACACCAGATGGATCAAAGAAAAGACAAAGACTACATATTGGTTTCTTAGCACAGGAAGCACTTGCAGTGGAACAGGCTAACGGCTATGGAACGAACAATGATGATTCTTTAATACTTAACCTTACAGATGATGGTATGAGCTACGGAATGAAGTATGAAAGACTTGTACCAATACTTGTAAATGCTATAAAAGAGTTATCAGCTAGAGTAAAAACCCTTGAAGGAGGGTAAACTTAAAACAATGTACATTTAAGTATTATGTCAACACTAAAAGTAGATGATATACAATCTAGGCAAAGTACAGATGATGCAATATCACTTGCGTCTGATTCTTCTGTCTCTTTAAAACATAGTGCATCCGCTAAATTAACTACGACAAGCACAGGGGTAACCGTTACTGGAACGTGTGCAGCAGATACTTTCTCAGGGTCAGGTGCAAGTTTAACTTCTTTGCCAGCAGCTAATCTAACAGGTACATTGCCAGCGATTGATGGTTCTAATTTAACTGGTATTTCAACCGGTGTAACTGTACAAGAAGAAGGTAGTTCACTATCTACTGCTGGAACTACTTTAAATTTTGTTGGTGCTGGCGTAACTGCATCTGGTACTGGAGCATCTAAAACAATTACTGTACCTGGTGGTGGTGGTGCATTAGAGTTTGTAAGCAAAACAGCTATAACGACTAGCAATACCACTACACAAATTAACTTTACAGGTCTAGATTATGGCTTTGTTTATAAGGTTGTTTGTAAGATAGGTCTTATGAGTGGTACAGGTGAACCGTTAATATATTTTTACTATGATGGTGGTAGTAATGCTAGTAGTCTAAGTATTATTGATTATGTGGCTGCTGACCCCGGAAGCCAACAAAGATGGTCTGATGCACAAAGCTATGTCAAAGTATATACATTCGGTTATGAAGCAAATAATTGGGAGTATGAAATGGATTTTCATACAGGTTATTATGGTTGGTTCAGAGGTACAGGACATCCTAATGGTGGAAACAGTTACGCTGCTGGACATGGAACTTTTTGGGGTCACTTAGATCCATCTAATTACGCTACTAAACGAATCTCAGGAATTAGTTGTAGACACGGAAATGCAAGGACATTTCAATCTGGTAGCGAGATTATTCTTTACAAATACAAGGAGAGCTAATGAACAAATTTGAAAATGGTGTTTCCATATCATTAACTGACGCAGAAATTGCAGAATTTAATGCAAACAAACCAACAGATGCAGAACTTACTGCACAAAAATGGGAAGGGGTACGAACAGAAAGAAATGTAAAATTGGCTGCAACAGATTGGGTCGTTACAAAAGCATCGGAAACAGGTGTTGCTGTAAGTGATGATTGGAAAACCTATCGTCAGGCTCTTAGAGACATACCTTCTTCTCAAACCGGCCCAGATAATATTACATGGCCGACAAAGCCTAGTTAAGAGGGTAAAATACAAATAATGCGTTTTTAATTATTATGTCAACACTAAAAGTAGAAGAAATACAACATATATCTAACTCTAATAATGCAGTATCTATTGCATCAGATTCCAGTGTGACTCTTAAACATAGCGGATCTGCAAAGCTGGCAACAACATCAACTGGTGTAACCGTCACTGGAGCGTGTGCTGCTACATCATTTTCTGGTGATGGATCTTCTTTAACTTCTTTACCAGCAGCAAATTTAACTGGCACATTGCCGGCGATTAGTGGAGCAAATCTTACTTCTTTACCAGCAGATGCAACAAAAATGCCATTAGCAGGTGGTACGTTTACAGGTTCAGTTGTTTTTGAAGATGCAATAAATGAAAATGTATTTGCTATAACTGATGCTTCATCTGTCGCTTTAGATCCAGATAACGGAATGGTGCAGACTTGGACTTTAGGAGCGAATAGAACTGCAACTGATAGCCTAACCACTGGTCAATCTATGCTTTTAATAGTAATTGCAAGTACAAATAATTATACTTTGACATGGCCTTCTATGAAATGGAATGGTGGTTCTGCTCCTACTCTTGGAGGTACTGATCCTGTCGCAATAGAATTGTTTAAAGTAGGTGGTCAATTATATGGAGCGAATATTGGAGAGTTATCATAATGAGATCACACCACTTAAGAAGCGCTAACCCTTCTGTTGGTACTCCTTATGATCCTCTTTCTACTTTAAATGATCTTGCTTATGGTGGTTTTTTTTCGGGTGGCGGTCTTAGTAATCCTATTGATGTAGGAAGTGGAGGTGAATCTACTAGAAGCTCTCAGTATTCATCGAATTGGTACACCTATGGAGGAATGTGGATAGACCCTAACCCAACTTCAGCACAAAGTGGTTTTACGAATGTAGGGGGAAATACAAATGCTAAAGGTAGAATTATTCAATTTGGTAGTACATCAGGGTCTCAAAATACTGGATCTGGGGCAAAGTTTATGGAATGGGATTATGCTGGAAGTAGTTATACTCCATCATCTACTTATTATAAATATCAGTTTAGTGATAGTTATTATTATCAAAGAAATGGTGGAAGTTATTTTTCACAACATACATCTTTCACATCTTCAGGTAATATAGTGCCAGGTTATATGGGAGACGGCACACCTGTTTGGTTAAGAACTGATAGGAAAATAATAAGTGGTATTAGTGAACAAGAAGTGTACGTTTATAGTTACCCTTACCCAGGCTCAAATCCTATAGGTAGATACAATCTTTCGGTATTAGGTACTAATGAAATTGGACAACAATCAAGATTAAATATGTGTTTTTCTGGTCATCAGCTTTTATTTATACCGGAAGGTGCATTCGGAGGTAGCACCTATGTTTGGGGATATGATATGCCAGCTAGTACGCAAGTAGGTTATAGCAACAATGCACCTTTAAAACCAATGAGTTCTTCTTACGATGCTTTAGAATCTAGTTCAACTATCCCTGCAACGACAAGATGGACATTTCCAGGCCGTATAAAAAATGGTCAACGTAGAAACATAGTTTTTACAGGCGATGGCATTGTTGGCAATGTATATAACGCTAGTGATTTGGCATACGTCAGATTAACAGGTGTAGATTTTGCTGGTTCAGGTATGAATGGCAGTCATACTCATGTAAGAAATTTATCTTGTTTTGATACTCATGGTTATGGACAAATTGCTATGGATTATCAACATAGAACTTTAGTGCATTATGAATATGGTGGTTCTTCTAGAAGAGCCAGACTTTTTTTCGATTAATAGTATGACGTGTTACTATGTTTTTATATAATAATTATAGATAAGTATTATGAGTACATTATGAACTATGCAATTATTGAAGGCACTACTGTAAAAAACACTGGTACAATACAACAATTATTTCCTAATACAAGCTTTACTTCAAATACACCTAATGCAGATTTTTTAACTGCAAATAATACTGTAGAACTTGTAGAAGATTTAGATTACACACCAAAAACGCAAAAATTGGTATATGTTGATCCTTATTTTGATAATGGCAAGGCTTACAATGTGAAAGTAGAGCCTATGACTACAGAAGAACAGAATCAGTATATTTCTGATGAGTGGTTTAATGTTAGATTACAGAGAAATGATTTATTAGGATTATCAGATTGGAGAGCTAGTAGTGATCTTACTTTGTCTGATGATTGGAAGACTTATAGACAAGCTTTGCGTGATATTACAACACAACCTGATCCATATAATATCACTTGGCCTACAGAACCTAGCTAAGATTATAGGCTGCTGTTACACTATAAGAAACACATTATTTACTTATGGCTCGTAAAACAGACGCAGAACTACAACAACGCATACAAGAATTAAAAAATAATCAAGAACAAGCTGTACAGGTTGCCAATAATTGTCGTGACGAGATTATGCGTCTTGAAGCTGTGTTAATTGATAGAGCAGAGGCAGAGACCGAAAAAAAGTCTATTGCCAAATAATAGAAAAGCAGTGTAGATGCTGCGGTAAAGTGTTTTCTACAACAGAGCAAAGAAGAAAGTATTGTTCTAACGCTTGTAAGACAAGGTTTTATCGTAGAAAGCTGGCTACTTAGTTTCGGTAGTCATTTGCCTTGTCATTAAACTCATAGTGACGTATAAAGGTGACAGAGCTACAATTAGTAGTAACACAAGCACACTTGTAAATGAAAGTGCTTTAATTATTGCAAATTTAATCATGTACAGAAAAATTCTAGATGCTTTAACAATTTTATCCACAATTCTTGTTTTAGGAATTTTAGGCGGTGGATTCTTTACATTTAAGTACGTCACCAGCGAACAGTTTAAGGCAAAGATGATGGAACAAGTTATGGG